GACGGTGTCGGAGAGCAAGTGTGTTAGCCGCTGCTGCTGTACCCCCAACCGGCTAGATTCCACCGCCAGACCTTTGTGGCCTTTGCGATTTCCGGCTTGTCCATGACCAGTATCTCGTCTGGTTCGTCCGCGCCGGTGGAGCTGTGCAGCACCACATAGCCGCCCAGGTTGCCGGTGATAAGCTGTGTTGCGCGGTCAATGGCCCGTTCCAGGTCGCTGCGCGTCTTGTTCACGGTGCTCTGTACGGTCTTGCCCATGTCGGCCACGGTGTTGGCCAGGCTGCTGCGTGCATCTCCCAACTCCACGCTGTCGTACCGCTCCAGCAGCACGTCATAGACTGTTTTGATGCACCGGGCATCCGCGCTCACGCCTAGCTTTGCAAACTGCACATGAACGGTATCGCACAGGCTTACTTGTTCAAGGATTGCAATGTCTGCGTATTCATCAGTTTTAGATAGCTGCGTAAAGCTCAACGTGAGACTTACTTTAGGAACGCCGATATTATTTGCTTTGATATACGTTATAGCACGCTGCTTCAGCTGCTCATCACTGGGCTTATTCTCAAAATCTTGGCTCACATCAAGCGTTAAAATGCGCATAAAATCGTATGTTCCATCCACATTTACAACAGGGTTGCCTGAAATTTGAGTAACATTCCCCTCACTATCAGTCCAATACGGATAAACACCAGTATACACTGACGCACAACTTTCTTCCTGCGTTAAATCCGTCAGATTTTTCCCATATCGGATTGTGACACCACGGTCACTACCACGATGATTGTGCAGTTTAATCGTTGTATTATCCCATTCGTATTCACCGCCGTAGGCATCCAGAATACTACCCTCAACACCGCCAAGCATACTGCGCAAACTACTAGGCACATCGACTTTAAACGATGCCGTTGTTGTAACGTCTGTCCAGAACGTAAATGGGCAATCAACAACTGCATGGCTTTTCAGCACAGCCATCGCATCAGTAGCATTGGATGCGGTGCAGGGCGATACAGGAATACCGCTCAAATCATAGCTGATGTGCTGCGCGTTGATAGTTACTTGGCCGTTAATCGGGCGGCTAATGTTGTAGATTCTGAAATACTGATAATCGCTAAACGGATTAGGCTTTGCTAGAATCAGGCCGCGCATCGCAAGGCTGCTGTAATGATGTCCGCTTAACGGATACACCATTTCAAGTTCAAATGCGCCGTTGCGTTCTTCTGTAACGGTACAACGAATCGCATCTTTTAGTACGCCAACGCCGTTGCCCTGCAAGCCGGTCGTGCCGTCGTAATATCTAGGATAGCTAATGCTTCCCACCTCCTACAACGTCCACCATCTGGGCGTGATTTCGCATTTGCTGATACCACCGCTCCAACTAATTTGTGTAGCACCTGCGCCAAGAGTAGGGAAGTCAGGCGCAGTAACATACTTGTTTAGATTGGTTGCTTCTTTATAAGCATCCATTTTTTCACAGTCCAAATACATAGGCCCTGTGTACCCAGAAATGCTCATTTGCGTATCCCCAACCTGTAATTTGGCGTTGCCGGTAACGGTTAATGATATAAGCGGCAGGGAAGGGAATACCGTTGGGTTATACAGATAATCCCCGCTTTCAACTTCAACGGCGCTTTCACCGTCTTTCAAGTATTTCTGCGGCTTGCAATCTAGCGAAATAGTAAATGGCGCAAGGTGGTTTGCCCTGATATCAGTTTCCGGGAAATTAACCACCCGCGCCATTCTGTACACATTCGGTTCTTCCTCTGTTTCAAGCCTACGATAGCCAAGAGTAGTTCCACGCAGAAAAGCCGCAATCGTTGGTAAAGTGTCGCTAACATCAGTGCCCGTCAGCGCAAAACATTTTGCTGTGGCGCTAATATTTGAGTAGCTTCCATCCCATTCTGTCAAATCTCCACTACGTCCAGAAATGGTTGTTGCGGTTACTCTTGGAGTCGGTTGCCCAAAAGAAATTGCATTTTGCAGCCTAATTCCAACATCGAGGCTGCATACACCGTCAAGCCAAAATTTATTAAGCATATACAGCCGCCTTTCTGTTGCTTTGCGCCTGAAGCTCATACGAAATCTGATTTGCCAGCGCGTGTGCCATGGAATTTACATCGTCAAACTGAATGCCGTTAATATTGATGTTGAACGTCATGCCGCTAGCCGCGTTTGCGTTGCCTTTGCGGTATTCCGTCGCCTCTGCGCTTGTAAGCACCATTTCGCCGCGATGCAGGTTTGCAACGTAATTGTTATAGGGAACATAGTCCAGACCTCCAGCGTGGGAGCCGTTTGTCTGCATCGTGCCGGTAAAGCCGGAGGCAATGCCGTCTACAAAATCTCCGACCTGTTCTTTCAGCCAGCCGCCCATACTCTTAATACCCTCGAGCAAGTTCTTTGCCGCGTTCACGCCTAAATCAAAGATTTTGCCGGGTAATTCCGCAAGGCCCGTAACAACAGCATCTAGCAAATCTTTTGCTGCTTGCGTTCCTTTGTTTTTTAGCTCAACTGCCCACTCTACGACTTTTTCAATCGTTTTTGTGAACCACTCTGCAATGTTTCCGGGCAACTGAGTAAAAAACTCAATTACGTTATTCAGGAACGTAGATGCAGCGTCGATTGCGTTGGACTTCATTTGCCCAGCCCATGCAATGACGTTCTGGATCGTGGTAGACAGGAACGTTAAAACGTTGCCGGGGAGTTGCGTAAAGAACTCAACTACGTTTTGCAAGAATTGGGAGCCAGCTTGCCGCGCATTCTCTGCCGTCTGTGTCGCCCAATCTGCAACGCTCTGGACGGCATTTGACATGAACTCGGATATTTTATCAGGGAGCTGTTGGAACCACTCTATTGCGCTGTTGATTGCATTAGGAACTGTCTCTGTAAAGAACGTTACAACAGTAGTTTTTACAAACTCAAAAATTTCGTTGACCTTGTTTCTGAAATCTTCGTTCGTTGCGTACAGAGTGACAAATACGCCAATCAGAGCCGCAATCAGCGTTATTACGATTGCAATTGGGTTGGCTGACATAACGGCGTTTAGTACAGCTTGCGCTTTTGCCGCTGCCGTCTGTGCCAACGTCATAAGAGAAATCTTTCCTGTAAGCAATCCGGCAAGAACTTCGGATGCCTTTAATGTGCCATTGAGCGCACCCTGTGCAATTTCCGTGTCAGAAAGTCCCATACTGAACAAAGAAACAGCAACCTTGGCTTCGTCAAAAGCCGTCACCATCTTTTGGATTTTTGTCCCGATTTGCCAGCCTTTTACAGCTGCGCCTACCGTTACAAGCGCGGGGGCAATTTTTTCAATTACAGGCACGACTTCTTCAGCTGCTGTTTTAACATTGTCAAAAATGTCAATCAGGAACGAAAAGTCAGAGTTTTCAATCGCGCTTGTCAGCCCGGAAATAATTGCGTCGCCTAAAAAAGAAAACACATCAGCAACAATGGGCTGCAATTCGCTTGCTACGCTGCTTAACCCGCCGAAAAGAGCCTGCAATCCCTCTTCAATAGTCGGTTCTAGCTCCATAATCACGCCGCTTATATAAGGCGCAAGCTGTGTGACTAGTTCGCTTAAACCATCAATCAGAGTAGGCACAATTTCTTTGATGCGCGGTATAATGTTGTTCCCGGCAGTAATAACGCTGTCAACAAGGTTGTCCACCAAGGTTTGAAAGTCTTGCTCCGGGTCTGCAATACCCGTTAGCAGATTTTCCCAAGCGCTCTTCATCGACGCTGTACTACCTTGGATAGTAGTTGCAGCTTCCTTGCTGGTCGTTCCCATGATGCCCATGTTGGCCTGCACAACATGGATTGCCTGTACAATGTTTGCATAGGACATACTCGTTGCATCGACAGTTACGCCAAGTTCTTTCTGCGTGTCTTTCATAGCAGCGGCTTCTTTGATAAGTCGCTTCATCTCAGCCTGAGTACCACCATAGCCGAGTTTCAGGTTGTCCAGCATCGTGTAGTTCTGTTTTGCAAAGCCGTTATATGCGTCTTGAATGGACGAGATGTTAGTGCCCATTTTGTTCGCATTATCGGACATATCCGAAATTGCAGTATTCGCCATTTCAGCGGCTTTTTCTGTGTCGCCGCTCAAACTTGAAACCAGAGCTGCCGCAAACGATGTGGATGTCTCCATGTAATCATTTGCTGAAAGACCAACATTCTTGTACGCATCTTTTGCGTAGTTCTCTATGATTCCCGCGCTATCTTTGTACAACGTTTCCACGCCGCCTACAAGCTGCTCGTAGTCTGCATAGCTGTCCAACGATGCCTTGCCAATTGACACGGCCATGTTAGCCGCAGTTTTCCCGATTTCTGTAATGCCGTTGGCTACGGTCCGCAAACCGTCCGAAACAACATTGCCAAGCAACGTACCGCTGAACACGTCCATTAAAGACGATGCGCCGCCTTTTGCCTTTTCAACGCCTTTTTCATAATCGTCTGTGTTCAGGCTTAATTTGGCATAAAGGTTAAAAACGTCCACTTACTTGCTCACCTCCTGCCGTTCTTTTGTTTTTAGCCCATGCCGCGCCGCAAAGTCTTTGAAATCCGCCTGCACCTGTTCTGGCGTTCTCGTATCCACTTTGGGCGGGTGAATAATGTCAATATATCTCGCTGGCCTGTCCTTTACGCCTGTCACAGACACCACAAGGCTCCACGCGCTGTCTGTCATGTACACCTTGTACAGCTGTTCTTCAAAATCAGCTTTTAAAGCGTAAGGCAGCGCCGACACAAGCGCCTTTGCGCTCAGTTTCGGCATTTTCAGCAGTACAGGTATTACTTGTTCTGCCCGCCACCGAGATACGATTTGAAAAAATCAACAAAGCCCTTATCGTTCAGCAGGTCGGCAACCTGTTTGCAGGTGATAAGGAAATTCTGCTTGCCGATTTCTTCCACCGTCATGCCGTTGAACGGGGCAAGGATTGCGTACACATCCTCGCGGTGCTGTTTCAGCGCAATGTTCAGCAGCTTAACGATTTTCGCAAGGCCGAAGCGCTGCACAGCAATCTGGGTCGTTTCGCCCTTCGGCATCGTTTTCTGCATCTCTTTTACAAGCGCTTCATCGTCAATCAGGTTTGTGATGGACTGCGCGATTTGCAAAACGACTTCCAGCGCTTCATCGGTGCCAAGTTCAGAAAAAATTCGCATCAGGCTTCATCCTCCCCGGCCTTAATGTAGACCTCGAACGGCACAGTGTTCTGCGCAGTAATAGAGTAGTGCGCAGTGTATTCAAAGCTCATCTGGCCCTTTGCCTTGTCGCTGGTCTGCAAAGCAAAACCGCCGGTGGACAGCGTATTCAGCATATGAATGGCGCAGAAACCACCGTTTGTGGTGCCGTGCTTGTCAGAGTAGTCACACAGCAGCCACAAATCGGTGAAGTCGCTGTCCTTCAAATCATTGCGCGGCGTGATTTTGGACACCTTGGAAGTAGTCGTCACATCCGCAGCGCCAAGCATGCTCTTGACGTTTTCTGCCGATGCCGAAACATAATCGCCGCTGCACTTGACGTCCCAAGATTCAATCTGTTTCAGCTCTTTCATGTTCTTCGGGCAGTTGTCAATATCCTCTCCGAAGTCGGTAAAGCTCGGCACTGCCGTAAAGTTGATGCCGCCAGTCGTAGCGCCCAGCAGCGCACTCTCTTCCGGAGCCGTACCGGCAGCCGGGTCAAACGTAGTTGCAAGATAGCCTGCATTCAAGACAAGCTCTTTAAATGCAGATTCAGGAATACGAGTAAATTTCATGCTTTCACCTCAATTTAGGCATAAAAATTCGGCGGTAACGTTGATGTACCGCCGTTTAATGTTTTTGTCTGTGTCATCTGCCAGCGATTGGCTAAACGGTGAGCCAGGTTTGAGCCATATAATTCCATCATCGCACGGCAATGTCGGGTCGCCTTGTGTAAGAGCCGTCAAAAGCTCTTGAGCCTTTGCGTTTGGCACAGCTTCGGATGTGGTATGAAACCACATATTCACCGTGATAGATACAGAATTTGACCAAGTATCCATCACAGCATCATAGGTCAGGTAGGGGAGTACCGCGTCATCCGGCACAGCATTGCTTGCATATGCGGTCATAAACCGTCCGAAAAACTGCTGTAATGCAGCGCCTTTTGTCATGTCGGCAATCCCTCCCGCAATCTTTCAGCCGTAAAGCTCTTTAAGTTTTGCAGCATCGGCGAAGCGCTTGCCGGGGCTTGCTTTTCTTCCGGTCGGCTCGTGACCCGGAAATATGCCCCGGTAGTTTCATCCTTATACACGCTGCCGTACTCAATAGGCACATCTTTCCGCACAATGCCGGTATACACGCTGGTCACACCCTGCGCTTCTGCCTGCCGCGCTTCAAGGCTGCTGTCTAGTGCAACGTAATTCGCAAACTCTGCGCCCTCGCTCCACGCGGTAGCATAGCCGCCCTCGCCGTCAGGCTTTGTCAGCTTGTCCATAATGATGCAGCTGTGCGAAAAATCATCCAAAAGGCTCATAGTTTTCTCCATTTGTTCAGCTGGGACGCAAACACACCCTGCCAGCCCGTCACAGAGCCGCCAGAACTGCCGTTTACGCTCGATTTGGTGTAACTATACCCTGCAAAGCTTTCGCTTTGAAACGGGCTGTTTGCAGCGCTCTCATACTTGCTGCGCCATGCTTCCACATCCTCAACCAGAGAAATAAAGGCAGCAGGCACAGCCAGCGCCCATACAGCGCCGTCAAAGGTTTCATCAGTCAAGCCGCCAGCACCGTACTGGTATACGCCATCGTTGAACACGCTCCCGATAATGCGGAAATATTGCCCCTCAACTAAAAAAGGCAGCGTAATGCTGCCGTCCTTGATGGTAAATGTGCCGCTGTACGCGCCATCCGGGACCTTAAACCAGTTCCGGCATTCTCGCATCAATTCTTCAAGCATTACGCTGCCCCCTTATTACTTTTTGAACTTTGCCAGCACGACTTTGGCTTCGTTGGTCAGCGCCGCAACATAGAACTCGTCAGCGGTGATTTCGGTGGAACGGTTACGCGGCTTGCGCTCGGTCTCCACGTTGATATTGCGCTTGCGGTAGATGGTCAGGGCAGGCACATCGTCCTCAGTCTCGCTGTCCTCGTTCAGCTTGACAATAGGGCAAGCGTAGTAGGGGGCAGCAGCAGCCTTGACCTTGTCACCGACAACCAGCGCAGCGGCGCAATGCGGCTGGATGGTCGCCAGATGCTTTTTGGTAGCAGTCTCGGCGGTGGAATCAGCGACAATCTCAATGGTGCCGGTGCTGTTGTCCTTCTCGTACTCGATGGACGGCACCTTGCGGCTTGCCACAACGCGGGTGTTGGCAATCTTGCCGATTTCGCCGGTAACAGCAACGCCAGCCTGATACTTGTCTGCGCTGATAAAGTCCGCATCTTTGCGCAGGGTCGCCATCTGCTTGGGGTTGATGAACATGACCTTGTCGCTGTTGATTTCCTCGTTGAACACGTCAATGGCATCCACAACGCCGCTGTACTTGATAGCAGCAGCAGTGCCGTCATAAGTCAGCGTAGCGCCCTGCAAGGCTTCCATGCAGTCATTGTCGATTTTGGCAGCGATGGACAGCGCCAGCTGCGCATTGGCTTCGCCAACGGGGTTGCCATAGCCGGACAGCACAGCTTCATCGGTCAGGCCGACACCCTTCATGGCCTTCTTGATTTTGTACTGCTTGTCCTTGGTGCTCATCTTGTCGATGTCAACGTCAACGCCCTCTGCAACGTCCTCAGCGTCGCCGATGTAGCCGTAAGACGGCACAGTAATGGTATCGCCGGGAACGCCAGCAAGGGTGTCATCTACCTTTGCAAAAGGTGCAACGCGGATTTTGTCTGGAATCTTTGCCGAAATCATATCGGCCATAACTTCAGGGTCGATCAGGTCTGCCAGTTTGGTCAAAATAGTATCTGCCATGTGTTAATCTCCTTTGCTGTTTGCAAGTTCGGAATACTGCTCCGGGCTTTCTTTCTTGAGTTTCAGTCGTTCGGCATAGCCCATCTTTTTAAAGGCTTCTGCCGTGATAGAACCACTGCCGCCATTTCCGGCAGGCGGGTTCGGCGTGTTTGCGCCCTGCGTGCTGGTTTTAACGATGTAGTCGCTGTAAGAATCTTTCAGGCTGGCTTCCAGCTTGTCAGAATCTTTAATAGCGCCTTTATCGTCCAGTTCTAGCTTTTCAAGCAAGCCATCGCCTTTGCACAGCCGGGCAACAGACTGCAAGCGTTTGTCGGCAATGCCGACTTTTTTCAAGGCGGTCTCCAGTGCCTTTTCTTTGGCAGCAGTAGTCTTTTCAGCGGCCACGCTGGTTTTGTAATCCTCAAAAGCCTGGTGCTCTGCTTCATACTTTGCCTTGTAACCGTCATCGCCCTTACCTTTCAGGTCGTCCAGCTCCTTTTGAACGCCAGAAAGTTTTTCCGCATCGGCTTTATAGCGGTCAACGTCCGCTTTCAAACCGTTTACGGTGTCAGTGTGGGCTTCAATGATAGTGTCCTGCTGCTCTTCGGTCAGCCCCATACCTTTCAGCAGCTTACGAGTAATAGCCAATGTTTTCGCTCCTTTTCTTCGGTGTCAGTTCTTCGACATTCGCGTTTATATAAAAACAGCGGTTCTTTGCTGTTTTTGCAAAAGTTTGTAAAAATGCAGCCATTCAATCAAATTGAAAGGAAACATTTTTTGAGTATAAAAAAGTGGCCGTTTCCAAAATGGAAACAACCACTAAAAAGAGCCGGAAAACGTCAACCGTTTTTCAGCTCTGCTTCGATTATTTTTCTGTATTGTTCGCCATGCTCGGAAACGGCAGGCTTTATAAAAGGCTTTGCGCGTTGACCGTGCGTTAAATGCCAATCGCCTTTTGCGTCTTGATATACCCACGGCGTTTGTCTGCCGCCAGGATAGTGAACGCCAGTGCCGCACTCAACGTATAAGCCATATTCGCTATTTGTACCGATATACGCAGCCCGTTCGCCGCTGTATGCTACTGTATGAGTAATGCTGTTACGCAAGTTTCCGGTATCAACGGGGCACAGCTTTTTTGCGTACCCCTCACCGACAAGCCCGCACTTTTCCAGCGCCCGCTGACACGCCGCTTCCAGCTCTTTGTAAACTTCAGCACTGTGGTCTTCAAGTGTGATTTTCATTGTCCAGACTTTCTGCAATAGCCTTTAACGGCGCTAAAATATCATATATGATGTATTCACTATTTCCCATTTTTCAGCCTTTCAAACATATCAAACATTTTAGGATCGATTATATCTTTTTCGCCTTTCCAATACGCTGCAAAGCTTTCTGCAACGTATTCTTGCCTACTGCTTGTAGCATATGCAGAAATTTTCCCAGAATATTTGTTAAAGCTTTCTGCCATATCCAGCCCGGATTCTTTTGCTGCTTTCGTAAAAATTTGGTCATCAAGGTAATGGCCAAGTTCATGAATCGTTGTGCCGTAAGCATCCGGCTCAAATACATTTGTCCTGCCAGTGTTTTTCAAGGCTTTTAAATAACGCAGCTGCAATGCTGCCGTAGTGCCGCTTTTCCCTTCATTGATTTCTATTGCTTTGTCGATGTTTGGTAATACTTTTTCAAGCAAATCTGCATATTCTTTTTTGTGCTCAGCCATTGTCTTTTCCGACTTTAGATATTTTTTGTTGTAATAGAAATCAGAAAGACCCCATTGATATGCGGCTTCTGCTGTTGTATCTTTGAAGCGCTTTTCTCTCGTATTGAAAGGCACGATATTCCGCAACTTATTCGGCACGGCATATTGTTCAAGCACTTCGGTAAATGCGCGGTTCATTTCATTCGCGTGCCCGATATCAATACCACTGTAATCAACCTTCCCGCTATACTTGGTCTTATAGCTTTCAACAAATTTGTCGGCGTATTTTTGTGCTTCTTCTATTGTTGTAGCAGGTGTGAATCTTGGCCTTTGTGGTTCGGTTTCTTTCCACCCTGCCCACTCCGCATAGGTCATATCTTTTACAAGCACGCTTTCCCCGGTCTCTGGGTCACGTGCCCGGAGCATACCGCCGCTTGTGTCCACATCATCCAGTACGGAAACCTGCGTGCAGCGGCAGTTATACACAAGATATCCAGGCGCGGAAGTGTCGCCGGGGAACATAATCTCGTACCCGTCAACCTTAAACGGCTTGTCCACGTCTACCGTCTGCCCGTCAAGCATTGCATGGGCGTGGCGTGTGCGGTTGTCCAGCGTTGCCATCCATTGCTTTTTCAGCTTTATGCCCATGTCCTGCGCTGCGCGGTAAGTATCAAGCCGCCCGGCGTTCTGCGCTGCTGTAATGGCCGTCCGCGCCGTTCTGATAGCGCTTGCGCGGCTCATATCCTGCATACGGCTTTGCAGGTCATCCGCAATCTTACCGATTCCTTTGCCTTGCAGGATGGAGCTTGTAATGCTTGCTGTGATTTGCTGCTTACCGTATTTCAGGTCAATCCCGCGCTGCAATGCCCGCTTTGGCGGATAATACGGCATCAAGTCAGGCTGTTCCACGATCAGGCGCTTCACGGTCTGCTCATCCCACAGCGTGAAATCTGCCTGACTGCTGACCTGCTCGATTTTGTATGCGGCATAATTGCGGTTCAAGCTGTAAATGCTTGGCGTAGCGTCATTGACGTATGCCACAGCCGTTGCATTGGCATCAGTGTATCTTTCTGCCACCTTGTCCCGCAGCGCCGTAAAACGCTTGCCACGCCCCATCTGCGCAAGCCGCCATTGCTTGTACTGCTGCTCGGTGATTTCTCCCGCATCCAACTTTTCTTTCATGGCCGCATCGCGCTTTTTAAACTGCTCAAAATAGGCTTTCACCGTATCAGTCAGTTCGTCAGCAGCTTCTTTGTACAGCTTTGCAATGCGCTGTTCCAGCTTGGCAAGCTGCGCGTCAGTAAGTTTGTGGGCGTAATCAGGTTTCGCCATTGCCGTTCATTCCTTCTCCCGGCTGGTTCTGCGGCTCATTAGGCTGCGGATTGTTAATCGTGCGGTCAATCTCTTCTGCCGACTTTCGCTTCATCAAATCTTCGTACTGGTCAGCATCGCCGTTAATGGTCAGCAGCTTTTTGGTCATGTATTCATCATCGTAATACTCCGCGCCCAGCAGCACAGTTTGCGCTTCTTCCTGCTTATTGATAATTTGATTGCGCGTGTAAGTCGGTTCATCATCCAGCCCGGCAACCGCCAAAATGCCCTTGATGCAGCGCGAAACCCAGCTTTCAAATTTGTCTGTTTTCAGGTCAAGCGGCACGTAGCTTGCCTTGATGGCCGTTGCCGTCTGATTGCCAGCCGTAACAGCGCTTGCATCAAACGCCTGAAAATCCGTGTACAGCTTTTTGGTCAGCATATCAATGGTCGCCTGCGTGCCCTGGAACGGAGCTTCGATGCTTTGCGGCGTGGCTTTCGCGCCCTCGTCACCATCCGCATGGGCAACGTGGGTAGTTTTAAGCCGCTCCACAAACTTTGCATCGTCCACCTCATCCATGCCGCCGCAGTTTGTCAGAACCCAATAAATGAGATTTCCCTCATCCACGTTGTTGACCATGTTGCTGCTGGCAAGGTCGAGCGCGTCAACGGTGTTCTTCCTGCCGCACAGTTCGCTGCGTGCCTGTTCACCGTTTTTCAGCGGGATAATAGGGAAGCCGGGATAATTCTCGCCGTCATAGATTTCTGTGCCGTCAATCTCTGAGTACCGCACTTTCAGCTTGTACGGCAGTTTCCCGTTTAGGCTACGCACTTCACCGTTGCGCGGCTTGATGTAGTCGGTGTATCCGTCCATCTCGTACAGCGTTGCCCGCAGCGGTTTGTCCGGGTCAATCTGCCAGAACCGGATTCCGGCTTTCAGTGCGCCGTCTTCTTCATCGTACAGCGGCACAAACTGCTCCGGGGCAAACACCTGAATATGGTCAAGGTTCCAGAATACGAAAGACTGCCCACCAATCAACGCATGGCGGGCAGCATCCATAATATCTTCATCAAACGTAGCGCCAAGCGCCTTTTTTGTTGCATCCTTGTTAAACGCAACGCCGTTGCCCAGCAAGTAAGATGCTTCCTGGTCTACTACAAAACCAAAAAACTTGCTGGCAATCTTGTGGTTTGCTGTGTACATATCGGGATGTGCTTTTCCCTCAAGGTCGTACACCATCTTTTCATAGCGGTTGATTGTGGGATTTTCGCCCCAATAGTATAGCTTTGCGTCCAGCATGTCCCGCGTCTTTTTCTGGCCTTTAAAATCGTTGATGGTGTCAAACACAAACCCCATGCGGGAACGTTCATCTTCACCGACCGCCACAAAGTCTTGATATGTTCTGATTTTCCCTCACCGCCTATCTGTAAATGCTTTGGTACTTCATTGCCGTATTGTCTCCGGCTTTGTTCGCTGTGCTTTCCATCGCATACCGCACCGCGTCAATGTGATGGTTGTTCAAATCAGGATAGCCCTCTAAGACTTCACCTGTCTTGCTGTCCCGTTCATACTCGTACTCGCTGAACTCCTTTGCCGTGTCCGGGCATCGTTCCGGGTCAATGACGATAGCTTCCAGCATTTGCAGCCATTTTGTGCCATAGCGCACGGATTTCGGTCCTTTGCGGGCGGCAAACGTCTTAACGCCGTACTTGTTATAGTCAGCGATTGACTTCGGCTCGGCGCTATCCGCGCAGATTTTATCCTCGCGGGTCAGCCCTTTATCCAAAAGCAGCTGCGCCGTGTCTCTGTTGCTGGTTCTGCGCCGGGTCAGTTCATCAAAAATGTACAGCGTGCTCCGCGCTGCGTCATAGTGCATTGCATTGTACGCCCACGGGTCAGGGTACCATCCCCAGTCCACGCCGCGCTTGATGCGGTCAAAGCTGTCGATTTGCTCATCGGTGATTTTCTCAATGCGCAGATTTTCAAACACTGCCGTGCCGCTGCCGACGACCTCGCCAAGATACTCATGCCGGTATGCTGTTTCGTTGGTTTTCTCTAGGTATTCAGCATCGGCCAGGAATCGCTCACCGAGCCATTCTACGGGCGTTGTTTTGTAGGTGCTATGATGTATCAGTTTCCCATCGCGGGCTTTCAGAGCGTATCCGTTTGCCCAGTTCCGTGCCATTGCTGGCGGGTTAAAGCTCTTAAACGTGATGAACCAATCGCCGCCACGCAAGCATGACTGCTCAACGTTTCGGATTTGTTCTTCACCGTCAAACTGGTCTAATTCCTCAAACCAGCAAATGCCGATGTAGCCAAACGGCACTTTGATTGACTTCACCTTGCCGGGGTCGTCAACGCCGAAAAAAAGCACCTTCTGCCCGGTGGCTAGATAGGTGCATTCCATTGGGGAGACCGTGCAGCGGAAAGAATCATGCAAGCCAAGCTCATTGATTGCCCAGACGATTTGCGCATATACGCTTGTGCGCAGCGTATTGCCGACCTTGCGGAAAACCGCCGCGTGGCATTGCGGATGTGCCCTTAGCTGCAAAATGACTTCAACGCCAATAAAACTTGACTTTGTGCTACCGCGTCCGCCTTTTGCCACAAACTCTTGAACTTTACCATCCTCAATATCCCAAAACGGCCCATAAAATGCTGGCGAAATAATATCCTTGATATGTTTATTCTCTTGGCACATCATAAATAATATTCACCGTTCCCGCGCTTTCTTGCTTCGGTTTGTCATCCCATCCAAAATTTGCCCGCAAACTGAACTGTGCGCCGCCGGAGCCGTCTTTGTCGTACAGCCTTTCTTCGGCGTATTGTTCACAGCGCGTCTTTGCACGCGTAATCGTGTCATTGAAGTCTGGTTTATTTTGGTAATTCAAAAGCGCTTGCCTTGATGCAAAACCAAGCGCAAGCGCCAATCCTGTCACAGTAGGCGGCTTTTTATCATCATAGACGATATAGCCGTTTTTATTTCGCATCGGTTCCCCGTTTTCATCTAAAAACGGTTTTCCTTTACAGGCTTCAAAGTAAGCATCAATCTTTTTCTGCATTTCTTTTACGTTCTTGTACTTAGGCGGTGCGCCCATTGGATTTTTTCTTGATGCCACTTTATCACCTCGCTTTATGCTTCCATCTGAAACTGATAATCCATTACGTACTTGTAATGTTCGTAGAATCTGTCTTGCACAAACAACTTTTCTGTATTTGTTCCGCCTTTATTTCCCGTTCCCATTGTCTACCGCTTTTTTATGCTCGCAATTTCCGTACACCCTTTTGGTGCATTGTATTCGCTCACAATTACCATAAAGGGTACATCCGCAAGCCATTTTTCAAACGCATCATAATCGAATTGCCCGGCATACCCTGTGCAGCCTGTGTTTTTATATGGCGGGTCAGCGTACACAACAGCGCCTTGCGGAATTTCAACGTTTCTATAATCAAGCCGCAGCCTTTGCAGCCTTTGCAGCCTTTGCAGACTTTGCAGACTTTCGGTTCTTTCTTGGCTTAATAAACGTTCGTTTTTGTTGGTTTCATTTAGCCGGTTCAATAACGAATCGTCGCCGAAAACTCTCGCATAATGGATAGCCTTTTTTATCGGTTCTATATCTTTCCCATATAAATAATCGCGTCTGTTGTTTCCAAAACTCCAAACAATTGATACATACGGGTCACTATCTTTCAGTTTGAAAAAATCTTCTCTGCTAATCCAACGCTTCTCGTTTGCATATTTTCCATTTATCGAATTTTCAAAAACTTCTGGTGCATCGCCCAAATCGTTTACGATAAATCTTTCCCACTTGCCAGCCAAAATAGCAGCGTGAGTAACGGCGCAGCCACCGGCAAACAAATCAACTAGTGTTTCCCCATCCGGGAGGTGGTCAACGACCCAGTCAGCTATTTTGTTTTTACTGCCGCGATATGGCACACCGTATCTCATATTGCAATCCCATCCAAAACAAAAAGCCCACACAATTTGTGTAGGCTTATATCCCCCTAAACCCCTTGCGCCGGAGGAAAAGCGCGTCCCGCCCTACCGGTGTATGCTGTGCCGGTCTCGCCCGTTGCGGATAGCAAGTCCGCAACGTTTTTTTGATTCCCTCTATTTGTATCCCGCGTAGGAAGTCGCAACGCGGCATCCAGCCCGTTTTATATCCCGTCTGCTGGTTTACGGTTTCTGCTTTGATTTGTAGGGTTCCGGCAATGCGTAACTGCGTCAGTAACGGAGTCCGCACAAGCAGATGCCGGGCAGACTTTTTCAGGCTCACAAAGTCCCGTTGCGGTCTGCCATCGCGCCGCGCTCCTGATCGGCTTGCCGCTTTGCTTACAGCGTTCAGGTTGATTTATCGTATTTTGCCTACGCCTGGCTTTCACCGGTGGGAGCGACCCAGCATTGGTGCAATCAACTGGATTTGAACCAGTAACTCACGCTCGAGCCGTGGCTTTTCCAATTAAGCTATGATTGCAAATAAAAGGCGCGGAAGTTGCGCGTGTTGCACGGTGTGCAAGTTATAGGCAAGTTAATATTTAACGTATTACCGTCTTATATTCAGAAACTTGCCACAAACTTGCACGCTTTTGCAAGTTGCGTGCAACATAGGCTTGCCGCGACTGTTGGAGCCGCACATAGGTCTTACACCATTTCTACGCGGTCGCTTCTAAGCGTAGCGCCATTATCTTGCGATTGGCTATGCGGCATATAAAATGCCGGTCTTTCCCGGCTGTCAGTATCGAGAACAGGAGGTTTGCTATGGACTGTAATCGTACCCGCTTTTACAGTTTCAGCATACTCATTATAGCTGACTATTCGTATACTGGCGTATACAATTTGTCTAGAGCGCGTCGGTGTAGCTTTTTTGCATACGGCTCCGAAATACTGAGATTGTTTGCGATTTGCCACCAAAACGGAGTGCCGACAATGTACCGCTCTTTGAGCACTTCTTTCATTCGGTCATCTGGTAAGCCGTCAATGGCAGTTTCAATTTCATCTCGTACAACCTCAGTATCAATGATTTGCTTGTATAGCTTTTCCTGACGTTCTACAATCTTAAGAATTGCTGATTCCATCGTGTTTGACTTGCTGGATGCGACCATAATAGGGGAGAGGGCTTTAGTAGTTGCTGTGGCCCTTTCTCTTTCTAGCGCAATCTGTCTGCGAAGCTGCCGTTCGGCGCTTCTGCACCGCTGGTAACGCCAAAGCCATTTTGTTTTTTCTGCAATTTCTTTGTCTGTCACAGCAACCTCCTAACTATGCGATAAATTGCCATGCCGATGCGGGTGACGACCAGCAGCGGCCAGAAGATAAGTGCTATCACGTTGTCTGCACCGTCTACGGTAGTCAGGCTGTCCGAGTGGTTGAGGTACAGGACGGTGAGCAGGCCGCACAGGTCATAGACGCATACGGCGAGGACGATGAAAACAATGGTCATGGGGTCACCTCCGGGGGTTTTGGGAGTGGCATCCAGTGGGTGATATTTAAAAAATTAGGTAAATATTTTTCACTGAACCACGCGTCCAAATCATCATCTCTCCATGCCATATAAATGTTGTGGCAAACAGAATCGTAGATAAGTACGCACTCGTGTTTGGCTGGCAGTCTGTCTTTTACGCTTATCCAGTCAGTCATCTGCGTTCACCATCCTTTTTCCACAGAACATACAATACTTCATCCGCTTTTTGCTGGTTCGCCATTCTGTTTCGTGGCAAGCGGAGCATTCGTATTCGTGTTCTCCGCAAACATACCCACGGTCAATCCAATTCGCCGTAGGCAGCAGGGTTTCGGGCGCAACAGTGGGCGCGGCGGCAATTATATCAAGCACTTGTTGCGCACCCTCCGCGTAGAAATGCGCTGCCGATGGGTGCCTCCGCATAAGGCCCGCAGGGAAAGTCACTGTGAACGGTTTTATTTTTTCGGCATCAATCAGTCGCACTACTATTCCTCACTTTCTCGAAATAAAATTTAATCTCTTTTTCATTCGGCAGGACATTCCCATAAACAACGCCGATTTTGAAGATGTAGTTTTCTTGCAGCTTTCGCGGAATCTCCGCAATGTACCGCCGGAATGTTTCAAGGTCGTGGGCGCGTTTGTAGTGGTTACACATACGGCAGGACGGCATAAGATTTTCAATAGCGTCTGTGCCGGAATCCTCGGCATTCCATGCTCTTTGCGGTTTGAAGTGGTCTACCTGCATATCGTTGTATGCGATGTGGCGACCGCAGTAAGCGCAATGACCGTCGTATTTCTTATACACCGCAACGCGGGTCTTTTTACTGATTGCCATTGCTACGCCTCCCTCTCTACGGCCTCCGGCACATCCAACAACAGATGCACTCCGTTTGGCCTGACATCAATCGAAATGTCGGTGATCGTCAATTCACTGCCATCGCCGCAACGGACGCTTACAACAGCAGGTTTGACCGCGCCAATCACGCGACAGAGACGCATCGGCTCAATGTCCGCATACTCCCCGTTTTCATTTAGAACGATGCTCATTTTTTTGCCTCCTCTACAAAGGCCATGCTCTGGCGCAAATTGAGGGATTCGGGATTGAGAATACAAGCCGGGACGACGGAACCACCGCCGCCCGTACCGCCGCTTTCCAAATATCCCGTGGCTCTCACGCCGCGAACATAGTAAGCGTCGCTCGTGTCGTAATCCTTGCCGCCGCAATACCAAGGCGTGTCAGTCCAAATCCAGCTATCGTAGTGCGGGATGTAATCACGGTACTTGCGGTACTCATCACAGGTGATAAGGAACACAAGGTCTTCGACAGTGCCATAAGCAGGGTCTCCGTTGTCGGCCACAAGGTCAACGGTATGTGGCAGCAGACTTTTTCCCTCGAAAACGACGTTTGCCATATCAGATAGAAGCCCACGCACATTACTGGTGCGGTAGTTATTCCAGTTGCCCTTCTCATCGGCAAATTTATCGCTTGGGCAGAACTTCACATCTTTTGCCCACGGCTTTGCCATAATAGCCAGCACGCCGCCGTCAGGGTGGTTAGGGTCAAGGCAGACCCACTCGAAGCCTTTGAACATGAAGTGTTCGCCGGGGTGTAGGGTGGTGATGTTAGTCATTGTCGGTTACCTCCTCGTTCCAGAATTTATACCTACAAGCAATACACTGTTCATCTGACGGAAGAATTTCTTTGCACTTTTTGGTCGAATCAAAGTGCGCAACGCAGAACGTGCGCTCAATGTTCACCATTTGCGCGTTCGGGAACATCTTCAAAAACTCGCTCTGGCGGGTCTTGATGGGGTGGTCTTTCGCCCATTGTTCAACAATCTGTACAGCTTTTTCCGCTTCATCACATAACCCATCATCGCATAAACCGGCAATGCAAGTGTCATTGTTTCTCAATGGGCATCCATTACAAATTTTCTGCATTTTATGCAGGCGTCGCAATTCTTTTACATATTCAACTGCGTCCATCGTTTTCCTCCTTATTCAATATCTGCAATGCTTTCCACAAAACAGTTGTAGTAGATATACCGCTTGCCGTCAAAATCGAATTTTACGTAGCCGTCACTATCGCTTATGTCTATTTTCCCACGATATTGCGCAAGCTGTTTTCCATCGGCAGTGTAAACGGTCACGGTGCGCTCAATGCCGTTTTGCAGGTTGCTTTTTTGGTCTAACATAGCGCACTGCCCAGCGGCGGTATTTGCGTAATACCATCGAAAACCCAGAATAGTGGCAACACAAATCGCTATAGTTACTAGCGTCACGATAATTTTTGCGGTTGCGGTATCAATGTAATACATGATATAGGCAGCAATCACAATAATTAGACAAAGTAAAATAATTACTGCTATCCAAGTACCAATCGGCATACAATCACTCCTTATCCAGTCCGCGCTGCACGTACTGCCCATAGGTCAGGCCCAGGGCGTCGGCTTCGCGGGTGCATTGTTCAATCGGTTTTATTCTCTTGATTTCTTTTGGAACCACGATTTTCTTTGGCTTTTCAGCATTTTTAGCAATGCGCCTTTCCCGGCGCTTCTTTAAAACTTTCTCGCGGTTTTTGTGATATGCGGCCCTGGCTGCGGCGTTTCCTTTGATACGCTTACAATCCTCGCAAAAGCGCGTTTGCGGGTTGACGTTGACCATGATGCTGCCGCAACTCTGGCATGGCTTTGTTACAAAGGTCATTTGCTTTTCTCCTTTACGGCTCAGACTTCCACGCCGTGGGCTTCAAGATACTGCCGCACCCACAAATCTGCATCGGCGACGTTCTGCACATTGTCAAGCTGCTTTTTGCTTTCCGGGGTATAGATACCATCAAGTTTAGGCAGCACGGCTTCGGCAAGGGCTTTCTGCACGCGGGCAATGGTTCTGGGGGACAGGTTGGCTTGCAGCATGGCGCACCAAACTTCGTTATAACAGCGGACGGCCAAGTGGTCAGACTGTTTCTCCAACAGCTGTTTCGTGAGCCACTGCGCGGCGTTCATGGCGTCGGAGGCCAGCGCGTGGCGTTTTGCGTAGCATTTCATGGTTATACTTCCTCTGTTTTTTTCATGTTGCGATTTGCTCCAACGTCATTTGCTCTTGGGAAAAGTCGAGCATCTTTTCTTTGGCTAGGACGTAGAAATTGCGGTCAACCTCAAAACCATAGCTGTTGCGCCCACATTCATAGGCGGCGCGGAGGGTGGAGCCGGAACCGGCACAGGGGTCAATCACGACGTCACCGGGGTCTGTGAAAATTTGAATCAAGCGTTTCAACAGGTTTACCGGCTTTTGGGTGGGATGAATTTTGGGGTATTCCTTGCCTGAATCGCGCCGCCACTCAAACCAGTTATAAACCATGTGGCCGCCGCCGTTGAATTTGGGGAGCTTATCGCGGTAGAGCACAACGGCAAACTCGGTAGCGCCTACGATACGCATATTGGCTTTGAGCACCTGGGCCGAGTAGTTTTTGACGAAAAACAGCGGGTAGGATTTCATGAATCCGTACTGCTTGCCCCATTCGGCGATTTCCTGCATCTGCTCAAACGCGCAGAATACGATCATGGCCGGAGCTTTGCCGCGCTCCTTTGGCTCTTTGACAAGCAGCTTAGAACAGAAGTGCATATACTCGGCTATTTTGAAACGGCCATCGGTGTTGAAAAAGTTCTTTTTGGCGAGCTTGCTTTCGCCGTTTTTATTGTCGCCGCCGTTGTACCATACCGGATTGCTGGCGTAAGCGTTTGCTCCGATGTTGTAGGGGATATCGGCGATTACAAGCTGGGCGTGTGGGATGCCATAGCACTTGTAGTTTTGAAAATTATCATGGTAAAGTTCGCAGATTGGCATCTGCTTCATCCTCCATTTCTTCGATAAAAATTTCCGTGCGGGGATTGGCTTTGTCGTACAGTACGCGGGAGCCGTCTGTTGCTGCTACAATATTGCTGTTGTCATCTTTCAAAATTCTGGCATCAACCAGAATATCCATGATGGCGCTTTCAAGGTTTGTTTTATCTACCCTGTGCCGTGTAGGCATGTAATACAAGCACTTGACATTGTAGCGGCCATCCAGCGGATTTTTTGGCGCTGGTTTTAAATACATCTTGGCAGTTCTCGCGTACTTCAAGTAGGCTGCGCTTGGCAGCACTTTTGCGTACTTTCCCTTATGGCATACCGGGCAGTGTGCGCCAACGTATCCGATGCGGGGGCTGTTCTTTTTGGTGATGGGCTTGCCGTAGATTATGTATTTTTGTATCATAAACTGCCCCACTGTTCTGCCATTGCGGCGGCGATGCCTGGGAATGTTTTTGCACGGTTTTTAGCTCTGTCTGTAGTAAACATTCCCTTATGTTGTTCGCCATGTTTGTGACTGTAGCTCCCGCTCGGACACCATGTAGCAACAGGCTCCACAGCATTTGTCGATTCAAGCGGCGGCAGTCCTTTGAGCCATAAGCAGGTTTTCTTGGTGTAAGGATGGCCGAATTGATACGGCTGAATGGCCTGCGTGTACTGCGGCAGGCAGAACACTTTTGACGGGATGGGGTTCTCAACGCATATAAGGGGGATGTCAGCCCACCAAAACCTCATAAACAAGTCTCTGCCTTGAATGCCAAGCATGACTCTGTCGGCCTGTAGTTCATGGCCTTTCCATAAGTGTCTTGCTCCGGCGTTCGACAAGTAGGTGCAGGGCGGGTGCGCAATAAGCAAATCCCATGTACCTATATCATGCTTTTCTCCGTCCATTGTGGTTACAATCCCACCTCGTAGCGGAATAAGTGCGTCTCCCAATATGTGCCACTCCGGGTGTCCACCGGATGGCTCTTGGATATCGCAGCTGTACGCTTCATGTCCGCGCTTGCGGAACGCTTTGCAGACGGTCTGCGATTCCTCGCAGGCAACTAATACTTTCACGGTACAATCTCCTTTACTTTGCTGTAATACTTCTCGCTGTACCAGATGTCCGGCAGGCGGGGATTTTGGGTGAGCCTGCGGTGCGCAGGGCGGCTTCGACGTTCCAGCGCGTAGAATATAGGCGCTTGGAGTGCGTGATGTCTCCGGTAGAGCGGGAGTAGGTTATAATTTCATACTTCATCTTTTTTCAGTGCTTCTTTCAGGTGCTGCACTGCGCTTTCGGACAGAACTAACGATTTTTTCAGCATCGTCTCGGAATCATTGCGCAGTTTTAGCGCATAGGTCATTTCCGCGAAGGCAATGCGGAAAAGAAAATCCTTATCAGACATTTTTTGTCACCTCACAAAACAAATGGAATGGTTTGGCCCATGCGTAGTCGATTTGACCGCAAGCGCCGTGCCGGTTCTTGACAACCTCCAGCACAACGTCGCTTTCGCCGGGCGGGTCGAGTTCATACTTTTCGCGCTCTTTGGTATACTGACCGGGGTTGATGGCAAGGATCATATCGGCATCATGTTCGATGGTGGCAGAGCCGAACATATCGGACATTTTTATCATGCCTGTATCGGCGGCTCTCGCGGCCTGTACGAGCTCGATAATGCAGATATGATATTTCATGGCAAGCTGTTTTAAACCGCGTGTGAGGGCTGCCAGCTCGTCGTTACGCTTTTCTTTTGCGTTGGGCGGTGCGACAAGCCCCAGATGGTCGATGACAACAACTTCCGGCTTGCGGTCTTTGATGGTCTGTTCGACATCGGCCAGCCCGGCAAGGCTGGAATCGTCCAGGATGAGCTTGTATCGCTTTTTGAGAAGTTCGGCATCCTCTGCAATGTGCCGCGTCTCTTCCGGCGTGAGCTTGTGGTTGGCAATGCGGGTGGAATCAATTTGCTCCCACCGGGAGAATATGACGGTGTAAAGCTGCTCGCGGGACATTTCCAACGACTGATAGAGTGTGAGCGCGTTTTGGGATATCTGGCACGCGATTTGTAATGCCAGGGTGGATTTGCCCTTACCGGGGCGGGCCGAAATGACCGTGACACCGCTGCGGGCCAGCCCGCCTGTGAGGGCGTCCAGCTTACTAAACCCGGTCTGGATGCTGTCGCTGGGCTTTTGCAGCCAGGTAAGGAAGTCGTTTATGCCGTCGGCAAAGTCTTTGGCGCTCTGTTCCTTCTGGTGGGCCATGATGTACTGCTGACGTTCCACGATGCGGAACAGCTCGGCGCTGGTCGCGTCGGCATCCTGGTCTTGCGCGAGAATCTTTTGCAGTGCGGCGGTGAGTTCCCGCTTTCGCCAGCCATCCATCACGCAGTTGATGTAGGTACGAAAGCCGGTTACGGATGGGACAGTCTCAACGCACTGCACGGCAAGCGATTTCATAGCGGGGCCGCATTTGGCGATCACCGAGACGGTGTCGGCACGCTGGCCTTTTTCGGCAAGGTCTTTACAGAGGGCTTCAACTTCACCCCGTACATTGCCGAGCATGGCATGGGCAACTTCATTGTCATGTTCCTCACCACCATG